TCTAGGATGACTCCTCGTAATCTACGAGAGTCGCCCGAACCGTTCGCAAGGCGAACCGCGACGTCATCGGAGTGCACGATACAATACCGCATAGCTTCTGGCAATGCCAGTTCGATTCCGGGAAGGGTTATTAACCCTCTCCCTCCGAATGCTTGCGGCACGTAACTTCTGGCATCTTTCAGGTATTCCACTGGAAACCACCTTCCCAGCCCCAGCTTCTGGAGCAGGGTAAGGTTGATGCAGAATTCAAGATCCCAACGGGCCCAGCCCATTCTCTCAGTGAGAGCTTTGGCTTTGCCCGGAAAGGGATTAGTTTCCTCGAACACGGCGCTCCCCACTTTCCGACGGTCGGAGAAGAGGCGGAGCCATACGTGATCGAGTTTAAACTTCGGACCATTAACCAGCCGACCTAGTCGGGCGAGCTTGGAAAGAGGACGCAATGCGTACTTCGGGCCAGGCTCCGGTTTAATGATGAAGTCTTGACAGTAATGTGCCCCGTAACGCGAGACACAGTATTTGTCCCAGGAGATCTCACCTGACCAGTATTGCAGAATCTGCGGTATCTGTTTCAGGTACTTGATTTTCCCTATGCCGATATGATCGTCACCCGCACAGGCGTACTGATGCAGTTTGCCTTTCGAGTGGAGATAATCGGATATAGAAGGGTTAAGCGTCTCTGTACTAGCGCGCGCTGCGCGCTCTGCAGCGATACTTAGCAACGAGAGTATCATCTTGGTCAGGGGCTCCCCCATCAAGACGGCTCTTTTTGTTACGTACCCTCTGTAGGTTTTACCGTTGTGCTCGACCGCCAATGGCGGTGACCCAGCGGTGTAACTACGATAAATTGACACGTTTCTCGTACCTCCCTTTAAATTAAAGCAGGAGGGTTTCTCGACTAGTAGGCGAGGCGAGCAAACGAGGTCAATTGCTTGGTTAAGGTAACCTAGGGCTGGGTGTTCAGTGAACCTACCCCCTAGGAAAGCCTTCATAGAACGAGCGGCTATGTCGTGCTCTAACCAGTCAGTGGCTGCAGTTAGATCTGAAGTGGAGATTGCTTCAATCTCCCTCCAGGAACTGGCGTGGCGCCCAAAGGACGCCTCGAAGTTCCACGCATGGTCCGATCCTTTCAAGCCCACTCTACATCCGGGAATCGATAACATCGTATCCTTGATTAGGTGGCTTGCTGGTGACAAGTAGAGGTTGATCCAAATCAATGATTTGGTAGCAATTCTTGCTTTCACCCCAGGCTCAGATATGGGCACCGGATCCACGGGAAGCGGTTGACGGCCATTGGCCTTCCACATCTGATACTGTACCTCCGACCACAGGAAAAGTAGCATGCCGAATCGGCTGTCTACCCCTGCTCGGAGGTCAAGGACCTTGTTTCCGTCGGCATCTGTCAGTGGCATATGGTCGCGGAATTCATCGGCCTGTAAAGGTTCAGATAAGTACGCTATCTTCCAAATTGGAAGATCGATGTACTGCGCGGAGCAAACTTCGTTGCCAATGACATCGAAGACTCCGGTCTGTTCCTTGCGCTTTCGCTCAATTCGGAGTTCGAGATTGAGGCGAGCTATCCTGTATGCTTCTTTAACGTTAGTCATCGGGAATCCCGACGGCAAGTACCTCGCTAATAGCGGGTGCTCTTCGAAC